GAAGCCGCTATCCGTCGCGCTGTTGCCTATCTTGATGCGCTGTCATGGAAAGGCAACCGCGCGCATGGTCGGTCGCAGGCTCTGGCTTGGCCTCGCTCAGGTGTGACTGACTACGAAGGAAAATATGATGTGCAGGGCATCCGATCCGCAATCGCAAAGGCCCGTGGACAATGACCCTAGAAGAACGATACGCCGAACAATGGCGCAAGGATGCACGGGCAGAAGGGCATGTCAAGCGATTGCCACCATCGCCCCGCATCAATATGACCGCACTAAAGAAGCCGGAGGCCTATGACGCTATTCTAAAATCAGTGCAAAATGGCAACAGTTGCATTGCGTTTATTGCCAAAGATACTGGATATTCGCGCCAATTCGTTCAAGACCGCTTGCGCCGGATGAAAGAAGGTGGCAAGATTGAGAAAGTCGGAAACCAATGGAGGGTTAAGGAATGACCAACTACAATGACGGCAAATGGCATGGCTGGAATGGCGGGAATGCCCTGTGCATCCAAAGAGTTTGGTGGATGCAGTGTGGCATTGCCGGAATACTAGAAAGGCTGGCGTTGTTGAGGGGCACCTAGCAAAAGAAGAAAACCCATATGATGCAACTTTAGCATGGCGCAATATCATTAAATTCCGCGTCGTCAAGCCTTACGTTGAACCGCGCGAGTTTTGGATCAATGAGTATGCCGACGGACTTCTAACCGCGTGGCACACAAAAGAAGTAGCTGACTTCATCGAATCAAGTAGCCGCATCCGCTGCATCCACGTCAGAGAGGTGATCGAATGAAAACCGCAGAACTAATCGCAGAAGCCGTCACCGCATTTGCCATTATCTGGGGTGGCGTGTTTCTTATCGCCATTGTGGGTTAAGCCTGATTAACCTCAGCGGCGCATCCAGCAAATTTCGTATCCACCGGAAAATAAAACTGGATCGCCGCGCCATTTGGCACTTGGTCTCGGCTTCTAGCAAACTGACCAAGAACATATAACCCACCAGTCGCATATTTCAGATTGCGAAAGCGAACTGACCCAGACCCAAAGATACGCCAGCTCTTTCCGGTAATCGTCTGTGATGCAAAATACTTTAACGTTCCGGCAAACGGGCCGTAGATCGTCTCGTTTGTATACGAACCAGACGGAGTGACAAGCTGAACAAGCATCCTGCCGCCACTGGCAATGTCGACCTCAAGACCATATTCATACGGCGCGGAAATGTAAGGCGCCATGTCTGATCCGATCAGATAGCCATCTGCGCCAGCGTGAACCCACCATTCTGCATCCTGCGACCATCCGGGGCCACTAGTAAACACTGGCGCATCAAGCAACGTTCCGGTTGACGCTACACCAGTGTAAAGCTGATCAATCACACCAGCGCCCCAAGACAAAGCATGAGGGCGCGCTTCTGCCGACACTGTGGCAAGAGAATAGACAAACCACCCATCGCCACCAATGCCACTCGATACAAGCTGCGGCGAGTTATTCTTAAGCCCAGATCCAGTTTGAGATTGCGACCAATCAGACTGAACTTCTGTCAGCGCAAAGCTATCATCAATCCGAAGAACAGCCGGGCCGATAGTCGCGCCAGAAGGTGTTACGACTAAGTTTGCTGGCTCAATGGTCAGACCATTACCATAGAAGATAGCAGATCCAATTCCCGCAACATCATCCTTGGCAAGAGAAACAAGCGTTAACGTATCAACGCCATGCGTAGCAGAAACGCTAGTCAATGCCCCTTGATACCGAAACGCAACACCAAGCATGGCAACTGGCGTCGCTAGTTCGTATAGAACCGTAATGCTAGAAAGGCCCGTTCCGTTCTCCACATGATCCAAAGGGCCGGGAACTGGATCATACACAATGCCACCGCTAGACGACGCAGCAGACGATCCTAGCGAAACACCAAGACCAACCTTCAAACCAAGGCCTCAATATTTGCAGCGGTTGTGCCGGTTTCGTGAATGCGCGATGCGTAAACCATGAGCACCTCGTTATTGCCAATGGTCGTATTGCGAACGTTGCCTAGGAACGTGGTAATGCGAATAGTGCCACCAGTCTGCGCTCGAATAGCTCTCGCAGGCGTTGCCAAGTCAATAGTATCACTTGGCGTCACCGGAACAATATCGAAGGCAACGAAAATATCTGATTGGCTGGCTGGGTTTAGGGTCATCTTGAAATCCTTATATCTTTTACAGACGATAACACATATCCAAGATGCAAGAAAGAAGGGGCGGAATTATCCGCCCCTCTAATCATTAAGCGCCAAGGCCGATGCGCTGGGTAGCTTCTGGACGCTTGTTATACATCAGAGGATAAGCGTATTCCTCATAGCGAACCCAAGCGTCACGGCCCGAAGTGTCGCGCAGGTTCATGGCGTAGAACTCACGACCAAGCGACCCCATGAAAGGAATGAACTCAGGGCAAGGCGTCACAGCATGGATCAGGCTATCAGTGCCAGCGACAAAGGCAAATGCCTCGTTCGATTTGACAGCGATTTCCTGATTGTCATCAGTGCCGCGATAGTTCACAATCCGCATTCCAGCATAGCCGGTGAACTCTTCAAACGCGCCATTGGTGCGCAGAACGTTGCTTTCGTCGCGGCTGATATTCAGGTATGTCTCACGAACTTTGGCGTTAGCCATAAAGGCATCCCACCAGTCATCACCAGCCAGATACACGATGGTAGCATTTTGACCGAACAGACCCTTGGACTTGCGCAGAAGAACGCGCTTAAGTTTGGTTGCAGCGTCACGCGGATCAAAGGTCGAAGAAGTCAGGTTCCAGTTGATCTTGGCGGCTTCGGTGGCAGCAAACTGAGTGAAGTAATCGAACAGCAGACGGCCATCGGTATCATACAGACGGCCTTGCAGCGCGCCCAGACGGTGATACTCAAGAGTTGCCTCAATATCAGCCCGCACAACTTGGCGATACTGGTCATAGATCGACATCACAGTGGCAAGAGTATCCTCAGTGCCAAACGCGCGAAGGTCTTTAACCTCAGAAGCGTTAATGGTCTTGCCCTCGGCGATAGAAACCGAGTTCAGGTTGACCATATCGCGCGGATCGTATTTCCGCTCAGTGGGGGCCGAACCAAGAGGACGAGTTGGCAGAAGTTCCAGAGTGGTCGACTTGCGGTCAATCCAGAAGTTAGTCGAAGTCGTCGGCTTCTTGGTGAAGAACTGCGATAGGTAATTAGGAAGGTAATCAACCTTATCGACAGTGCCGTTCAGCGATGCGAGGTCAAACCCGCCAGCAGTGCCTAGAAAGATATTCATCGACATGCTATTACTCCTTATTCGTTACGCGCTGCAATGCCGCGGGCATCAAGGCCCGAGATCACAGTGCCAATAGTTTTGCCCGAAGGAACCAGAATACGCGAAATTTGCACTTCGGCATTACGAGCCACGACAGAACGTTCCTGACCAGACAGACCGCCTTCATACAGAACGCCATACACAGATCCAGCGTTCCACACGGCGAACTGCCAGCGGGTCACGTCAACGTCGATGCTGAAACCGTCACCAGCAACGAACGCGGTAGCCCCAGCGGTAATGGTGAAGTTGATCTGGGTATTGAACGCTACGCCAGTCGAACCAGTGGCCACAAGAGTGCCGGTCGGATCAAGCACGTTGAACGCGGTGGCAGCGGTGAACACAACGCTATAGGTGCCAGCCTTCGCAGCAGCCAGAACAGATACCGCACCTACAGTGCCGTTACCGGTGTTCTGGGTGTTAGCAGTCGCAACAGTGTTCGCAGCCAGAGTAGCTTTCTCGACGATGGTGCCAACGGGCAGATCAGCAGCGAGAACGCCTTTTTCGAATGACGCATTGTCCGCGTAGCTGATCAGGAATTCAGCAGTGCGCGCGCCAAGAGTAAGGATAGTCATTACTTAGCACCTTTCTTTTTGTCGCGCTCGGCATAGAACGCTTCCATGGGGGACATTTCTTTGCCCTTAGGCTTCATCGCATCGCCAAGAGCAGAGCGGGCGGTATCGTTAGCAACAACACCAGCGTCGATAACGGCCAGCGCGCCTTCAATCTGCGCATCGGTCATGTCTGCGGCTTTATCGCCAAGAGCAGCCTTCACTTTTTCGCGCCGGGCCATAGCATCGGCCATCGCTTTGGCTTTTTCCTTGATCTGTTCATCAGTCAGGATTTTAGCCTTTGCATCAGCGATTTCGGCATCCTTGACAGCGATAGCGCCCTCAAGTTCACCGATCCTTTTGTCTTTTGCCTCAATGGCAATCTTTAGCGCATCAGCGTCAGTTGCAGCTACGTTAATAGCCTTGTCGCCAATCGCTACTGCTTTCATTTCCACTTTAGGAACCTCATTGCTAGTAGTGAGCGGGGCAGCGCCCCATTGATTAGCGGCACCGTCACCAATGCGCGCTTCTGATCCGGCGCGGGCTTTATCAACCAGCGCCAAATGGTTAATGCGGATATTTTTCATCACCGCGTCATAGTCTGGGTGATTGTCCACAAATTCGATTTCCGCCGTATACCCAGCGGATAGCTCTTTCTTTCCGCTTTCAAAATCCTTGATCGCAGCAGCGTCCTTCAGGATCAAGTCAAGAGCAAGAAACTCCCCGTCTCGCATGACATTGGCCCCAACCTCGCCAACCGCCAGATTGCGCCAATTGTCAGCGTCAACCAGTTCGCGCGGATGATCGTTCGTTACCGGCGCATGGGCAAAACCAGCAACGCTATCTTTTGAAAACACTTCATTTTCCGGCCGCATGACGCGAACCACACGATTTCCCGTTAGACCCAACTCCGATGCAAGGTAATCTTGAACGCCAGCGCGAACAGCCTTAGCGTGGGCAGTTACATAGCCTTCGCTTGTCTTTCGGACTGTGCCAATATTTGCGCGGTCAAGGAACTTATGTGTCATGGCAGAATTGTTAGCATGAGTGTTGCTATCTTGCAACTTGGCGGAACTGTCATCACTTTCAAATTCCTTCGGTTCCCATGCTCGGCAAGTCCGAAGATTGTGGCAAATGAAGTCAAACTTCTCACAGAACCCACGACCTCCGCCGTCTGCGTCATACGCATCCATTGGAACGGCGTCCATTTTTTCCATTGCCTCAGTCGTATTATTGAAATACTCACAATTCGCGCAAAGCATTCTTCGCGCTTGCGTAACATCAACCATCATCGCCTTGGCATATGTATCCCAAAACGCAGGATTTGCGTCTGGCTGTTCGCTGGCTTTTTCTGGACCTAGACCATGATATTCAGCGACAACTGATCTATTAGCTGCATTCGTATACGCACTAAGAACATCAATGCTATCGCCAAAATAGCTCATACAAACCGCATATCTTTGCTTTTCATCTGGAAACTTGCCAGCCTCTCTAGACATGCAGCGACTAATGAATTTATCCTTGCTTTCACCAGAACCACGCTTAATTGGCATTTACATCATCCTCAGTCGGTGACTGGCTATCAGGCAACGCATCCTCGTCCGGCTCATCATCAATCTCACCATAGTCATCAAAGCTAGCCTCAAGTCCGGGGAATGTTCCTGCTTCAACAAGCGCACTAACAAGCGGGCGCCCGACAATATCAATAGGCATCCCCATGCGGATCATGCGTTCTGCGGCAGTGGTCAGCTTGTCCGCAATCTCGGCCCGCTCTTTATCGCTCGTTTGCCATAGGCTTGCCCATTCATACCACAGATCGTCAGGTCGGTATCCATTGGCAGAACGGATTAGGCATTCATCTAGGATTGAAATTGATGGTTCAACTGAATTGGACTGAATAGCATTGATACTGTCGTAATAGCTTGACAGTTCCAGATCACCAGTTGAACCCAGACCGCCAGAAGATGCCCCGAACAGCAATGCGCGCGGGATCGAAGCCGCCGCGCTTACTTCCTCTTGAGCCTTTTCGATAATATCAGGCAACGTAGCAAAACTGACCTGAAATTGTTGAAATTCCTCGCCCGGCACATCCTTGTTTGCAGACGCAGATAGCAGACCCAAAGCTTGATTGCTCATCATCTGGTTAAAGAGCGTGAACCGATTGATGATTTGTGTTGACTGCGCCGGATCAGACAGCAAATCACCTAACCCCGGAACAGAGATGATCTTCAACCGGCTCTCAAACACCAGATGTGCGATGTTGGAAACGATACCGTCATGACGCTTGATTGCTGGCATGGCAGCTTGAAGCACTGACCGACCTTCGCGGCCAAACACCATATCGCGCGGGTCTTCATCACCATAAAACGTCACAAGCCGCGACGGATGGATGCGCACCATGCCCATAGTCGGGCTAGACAGTTCGTAATAGCGAGGCGACCCATAAAACGGTGACATTGGGTCATCATCTACATCACCGTCAGAGATTTCACGCTTGCTAACTACCGTTGCGAACCGCAGCCCGCCTTTACGAACACGGTTCAGATTGACAGGCAGCGCAGGATCATCACCTAGATCGAAATACACATGCGCGCGGCCAAGCAACCGCGCTAGTATCATCGCCCGTTCTAGCTTGGTCCGAAGGTCAAGGCGCTTCTCTTCCGCCTCGATCAGACCGTTTACAGCAGTATCACCCTGCCATTCGCGCCACTTGCGAAAGCAGTCACTTGCGACCTGATCAACAATCTTGCGAGGAAGCCAAGCGCCAGTATAGGCATTGATTGCCTCTTGGTCTGACAGATACGGCGCAGAATACGACACCGTTGCGGATTTGTCACGATCTGTGCCAAGTCCGGTTGTGAGCGACGTAAGGGTATCGTTGAACTTGATTGCGCTTGTCATGGGCACGATTGTATGGTATGGCATGTTGTAATGCAAACTAGGGGGTTCGCGCCTGTAGCTTAGTGGTTAAAGCTGTCCGCTCATAACGGATTGAGCGCAGGTTCAAATCCTGCCGGGCGCGCCACAATCCGCACGTAGCTCACCTGGTTA